GGATCCCGTGAACGAAGTTGCCGGGACGATTACGGCGACGTACGCAAAGACCATACAGCAACAGATAGCCATGGATGGCAATTACATCCCCGTCACCGTCATAGATCGCGCGGCGTTCAACCAGGGTCCGAACGCCCAGTTCGACACCGTGATACGAGAGGACACCGCCATCCCCGCGCTCGTGGCGCGAGGCCCACACGCCGTCGGCCAGCAAGTGGGCGAAATAGTCTTCGAGAATTCGTACAGGGACGGCGTGCGCGTAGCCAACGACCACGTGAGCCAGACGCTCTCGGCGAAAATGGGCACCGGCGGCAACAACACCCCGATGGTCGTGCAGTGCGAGCAGACGGTGATCGGATTCGAGCCTGGCGCCGTTTCGCGACTCGCTTCCGACCACTACTGGGATGAGATTTCCCCGACGCTGAGGGCGGAAATGGGGGACAACCAGGCGGCCGTCGTAGTACCGGCGCAGAACATCGTGTTCAACGACGACCGCAGGGTCGGGCCGCAGTTGTTCGACGACAAGATAAACACCCTCCAGGCATTCATGGGAACCGGCGGCAACAACACCCCGATGGTCGCCCAGGACTTGAGCCAGCAGGGGATCGTGGCCATACCGATACAGGACGGGCGGGAGATGGAGAAGCACCAGAACGGGCTCGGCGTGGGGGAGAACAGCGACCCCTCGTACACGCTCGACCAGACCGGGGCGCAGTCCATCGCCTACTCGGTCAGGGAGGACGCGACCGTCGGCAACTTCAGCGCGACCCCGATAGACGTGGCGAATGCGGTGACCGCCCTCCGGCCATCGCCGCAGTCGCACCATGCGCAGACCTTCGTGACACAGCAGACCGGCGACCCCCTCTACTCCTTCGACACGCAGTTCGGCAGCAACGCCGCCGTGTTCGAGGATCGGTCCCCGACGCTCAAGGCGACGCAGGCCCCGTCCAGCGTGGCCTACCAGTACGACGGCTACAACCAGAAACTCGAGGAGGGCGACGGCGTCTACAGGTCGCTGCGCGTCGGCAGGGACCCGAGCGATTTCGTCATGCAGAACACGTCGATGGTCATACGGCGGCTAACCCCGCTGGAGTGCGAGCGCCTGATGGGGTGGCCCGACGACCACACCAAGCACGACGCCGACGGCAAGGTAATCCCGGACTCTCAGCGCTACAAGATGTGCGGGAACGGCGTCGCCTCGCCGGTGGCTCGGTGGGTTGGACAGAAGCTCAGGGATGTCTACCTAGGGCAGCAGCCCTGAGGTCTCGGGGTCGGGCGGATGAAGCGGGGACCCGCGTCCTTCTGCTCCTGATCCTTCGGCTTCTCCTTCGGGGGTTCCGGGTTCGTCGTCATAATCCCATTGTCTCACCCCGAGGCGCCTTTCCATGAGATCCAGCACGGCGGCGTTGGGCGTGCCGCCCCTGCCGACCTTCCATGCCTCCGGTGACTGCCAGAAATCCACCGCATCCTCGTCGTCGCCGAACATGTACTTCGCGTAGGCATCGCTCCACAGCCACGCCGCGTCGGCATTCGGCAGGGCGTGCCATTCCCCTCCCTCGTAGGTGCCCCCGTATCGGGATTGGACGACGATAATCGGGTAGAGACTCGTCAGGATTCCCATTTCCCAAGACTACATAGGTTCCCACGGAAGGACCGCATGAATGTATCATTGGAGGCGTGGTACTACCGAAGAATTTCGACAATCCCGATGAGGCGTTCGCCCTTGCCAAAATATGGGCGAAGCGCAGGGAACGGAAGCTCCTCGGCATTGACAGGGTTATCCATGAACAATCAAGTAAGGAACAAGACACGGAGACAGACGATGACAAGACCGAATGACTCGAGCGGGCAGGATGCTGCCAAATGGTGGAATGACAAGAGCAAGGAAGAACTTGAACAGCTCGAATTCCTACAGAAGCAAATGAGGCGCGCGATGAACGGGGGCAAGGTTGGCCCAGAGGACGAGGAGGAGGAAGAGGACATGGGTCCGCCCGACCTGCCAGAGGACGACGACATGGGGCCGCCCGACCTGCCAGAGGACGACGAGATGGCGCTTGAGCCGACCGACCGCGAGATGGACTCGCAGTCACGGATGACGATGCGCAGGGAGACGGCGATGCGCCGACCGAGGTCGCGCAACAGGGCGAGGCGAATGATGAGGTCCGGCGTGCCGCGAGGCGTGGCGGACAAGGCGCTCAGGGCCGAGATGCAACTCAAGAGGGCATTCTCCCCAGAGAAGCGACGCGACCTCGCCAAGTCCGGCATAGCGCTTCCCGACGGATCGTTCCCGATCGTCACGACCGAGGACCTGAAGAACGCCATCATGGCATTCGGCAGGGCGAAGAACAAGGCGGCGGCGAAGAGGCACATCATCAAGCGAGCCAGGGCGCTCAAGAAGACCAGCCTGATCCCCGAGAATTGGGGCAAGAAGGATGCCAGAGACGCATCAATGCGCCGCAAGGGCATGTCTGGCACCCCGACCGAGGTGCCGAAGAAGAGGATGATTCGCTACGGCGAGTCGGAAACCGACGCAGCCGAGATGGAGGACGACGACATGACATCGCCCATGAGCCGAGATGAACTGATGAAGCGAGTCTTCCGCGACAAGAAGAAAAAGAAGCCAGACGAAGGATGACGGATGGTGCCGACAAACCGGAAGGACGTCTACTCGGCGATGCCCGACTCATCGTTCGGTGGGTTCGGCGGCATCGAGCGAGAGGGCATGGTTCGCTCCCCCATGAGGGGCAAGAACCCTAGGCGCAAGCGCAAGAAGGTGAAACCCCGAGAGGAGAAGAGCCTCCATCGGAAGGATCTAATGGAGCAGTCCTTCAAGTCGGCATTCGTGAAGCGAATCGACGACATCGATGACGAGGCCCTCGATCTGTTGTTCCCGGAGGACGACCACGAGGCAGTGGATAAATTTGTCGCCCAGATCGACGACAAGTGGATTTTCGACACTGCCGGCGCCTTCATAAGGCGCGCCCTGACGGGCAGGCGCAGGCGAAGGCGGAGGCGCTGGAAGTCCGACGACATGTATACGAAAAAGAAGTAACTCTCTCTATTTCCTGTCGTAGTCATCCTTGATGTAGACGCTTCCGTCGTGCTGCGAGACAGCCCTTGCGGCGAGGAAGTGCATGAGCGCGTACAGACCAATGACGGTGAAGGTGAAGATAATCATGCCGAACATTATGGATTATCAGATATTGCCTATCAGATAACTTTATCCGTAAACTCGGTCACAGTGATAGTATCCGGAAATGATAAAAGTAGGAAATTGCATCGACCTAATGTCCGAGTTGCCGGACTGCTCGATAGACGCCATCGTCACCGACCCGCCCTACGAGCTCGGGTTCATGGGCAAGTCGTGGGATGCGAGCGGGATCGCCTACAACGTGGAGGTGTGGCGACAATGCCTGCGCATACTCAAGCCGGGCGGCCACATGCTCGCCTTCGGCGGCTCGCGGACCTACCACCGGCTCGCATGCGCGGTGGAGGATGCCGGGTTCGAGATTCGCGACCAGATCATGTGGGTGTACGGCTCGGGCTTCCCGAAATCGCTCGACGTGGCGAAGGCGCTGGACAAGCACTTCGGCAAGGAGAGGGAGGTGGTCGGGTACGCCGACCCGCACGACCCGCGGACCGCGATGGCGCGATCCATCTACGGCGCGAAGATTCAGGACGGGCCAGGGCGCGGCAACCCGATAACGGTGCCGGCATCGGATGAGGCGAAGGAGTGGGACGGCTGGGGGACCGCCCTGAAGCCGGCCCACGAGCCGATAGTCGTCGCGCGCAGGCCCTTCGACGGAACCGTCGCTGAGAACATCCTGCGCTGGAGCACCGGGGCGATCAACATTGATGCCTGCCGCGTCGAGTTCGTATCCGACGAGGACAAGAAGGAGAGCACCGACAAAAACCAGCACGAGGATTTCGGCACCGAGCCGATGACGAACAACACCGTGTACGGCGACTACTCGATGGTGAAGCCGGCCAACTACAACCCGCCGGGGCGCTGGCCGGCGAACTTCATCCACGACGGCAGCGACGAGGTCCTGGAGCTGTTCCCGGACAGCAAGGGCGGCGCATATCCATCCAGACGCGGGAATGCCGTCGCCACGTCGTTCGCCTCGGGCCAGGAGACCGAGGGCGGCTTCCGCAAGATGGGCGACGACGGGTCGGCCGCGCGCTTCTTCTACTGCGCGAAGGCATCGACGGCGGAGCGGAACGCCGGGCTGGAGGGCATGCCGAAGAAGAAGGCGGACACGCGCAGCGATGTGGCCGCTGGGATATGGAAGGACATGAGCGCCCCCCACCAGAACCACCACCCGACCGTCAAGCCGGTGAGCCTCATGCGCTACCTCATCCGGCTCGTCACCCACCCCGACGGGGTGGTGCTCGACCCGTTCCTCGGCTCCGGCACGACGGCGGTCGCGGCGATACACGAAAATGTGAAATGGGTCGGGTTCGAGGTGAACCCCGAGTACGCAAACATAGCCGACAAAAGAACGAGGCATGCTAGTGTCGCCCCATGCTCCACGTCGGGAATTGCATAGATGTCATCTCGCAGTACCCAGAGCACTCGATTGATGCGATAGTGACGGATCCCCCGTACGAGCTCGGGTTCATGGGCAAGGCATGGGACTCCACCGGGATCGCCTACAGCGCCGAACTGTGGAGGCAGTGCCTGCGCGTGATGAAGCCGGGCGGCCACCTCATCGCATTCGGCGGCGCGCGCACCTACCACCGCATGGCCGTCGCCATAGAGGACGCGGGCTTCGAGATTAGAGACCAGATCATGTGGGTCTACGGATCTGGGTTCCCCAAGTCCCTGAACATATCCAAGGCGATCGACAAGATGCTCGGCGCGGAGCGCGAGGTGACGGGGGTCGGGGTCTCCGGGAAATCGCGCCAGGTCTTCAATGACACGTTCAGTGGCGAGTTCGAGGTGACGGCGGCGGCATCCGAAAAGGCGAAGGAGTGGGACGGCTGGGGGACCGCGCTCAAGCCCGCGCACGAGCCGATGGTGCTCGCCAGGAGGCCGCTGGAGGGGACGATCGTGCAGAACATCCTCAAGTACGGCACCGGCGCGCTGAACATCGGCGCGACGAGGGTCCCCTTCGGCGAGGAGCAGATAAATTTGTCTCGCAAGCAGCGCCAACAGCAATTTGATGGGGGCATTGATTTCGGCGCCAGCGGGTTGATCGGCACGGAGATAAGCACCTACAAGGAGGGCGGCAGGTGGCCGGCGAACTTCATCCACGACGGCTCGGACGAGGTGCTGGAGCTGTTCCCCGAGACCAAGGGCGGGACATGGAACACCACCAAGGGGGCGAGGCCGTTCAACAACGGCGGCGAGCCGACGGGGTACGAGACGACCGGGCGGGACAAATCGAGCGGGTCGGCGGCGAGGTTCTTCTACTGCGCCAAGGCCTCGTCCGCCGAGCGCAACCTCGGGCTCGACGAGCTCCCGGACCGCAGGCAGGACGAGGGCGACCGCGAGAGGGCGGGGACCACCAACCCCCGCAACCGCTCGCAGAAGGCGCGCAAGAACCACCACCCGACGGTCAAGCCCGTCTCGCTCGTGCGCCACCTCGTCACGATGGTCACCCCGGCTGGCGGGGTGGTGCTCGACCCGTTCATGGGCTCGGGCACGACGGCGGTCGCCGCCACCCTCGAGG